TGGACGTATCCGCGTAGCTCATGGCACATACGAGGCATCTGCACTAGCGTCTGGTGACGTTATTGAGATGTTTGTCCTTCCTGATGGCGCTCGTTTGTTGACAGGCTCTTTGGCGCATGACGCGCTAGGCGCATCAACAACATTGTCTGTAGGTTATGCAGCCCACACAAATGCAGCGGGTACAGCAGTATCTGCGGCAGCGGCAGCATACAAAGCAGCGGCTGCGTCAACATCAGCGGCAAAGAACGACATTCTTGCTACTCTAGCTCTAGGCTCAGGCTCAGAGACAGACACAAACGAGGATGGCGTTGCGATCACAGTTACAATGGGCGGTGCTGCTGGCACTGGCACTATTGAGCTGACCATCATGTATGTGGTAGACTAAACAAGTTGGGGCGGTACGCCGCCCCTTCCCACTTACGGAGACAGGTTTATGACATCACAAGTTGATATTGCGAACTATGCACTGAACACATTAGGCGCAACAAACATTGTCTCTTTGGACGAAAACAGTAAACCAGCTAGGCTGATCAACCAAAGATACAGCGCTGTTCGTGATTACGTTTTCCGATCACATCCTTGGAATTGCTTGCTGCGCCGAGCTGAGCTTGCAAAAGAAACTGAAACGCCTGCGTTTGGTTATGCGTACCAATATGCACTGCCAACTAATCCGTATTGCCTGCGGGTTTTAGAGTTTAGCAACGGATCTATGTCTTACCCGCAAGACAATATGTTTAGTAACACTGGCGGGCCTGTGTTTGTTATTGAGGGGCGAAAGCTTCTGACAGACGAAGGCACGGCAAAAATTAAGTATGTTGCTCGGGTCACTGACCCGCAGGAATATGATGTGGGGCTAATTGAGGCGCTGTCTGCTCGGTTGGCAATGGAAATTTGTTATGCCATCACTGGGTCTACATCAATGGTGCAGATCACTGCTGCGATGTATGACGACAAGATAAAAGAGGCGCGATTTACTGACGGCACTGAGGGTGCGCCCCAGAAGCTCGAAGCAAGTGACTTTATTGAAGCGAGGTTCTAAATGGCTAGATCTGCTCCAGCACTCAGCACCTTTACAGCTGGTGAGATCTCTCCGCGCCTAGAAGGCCGCGTGAGCATTGAAAAGTATCGTGAAGGTCTATCCGAGCTAACCAACATGATTGTGCAGCCACACGGCGGCGTGACGCGCCGTCCGGGTACAGAGTATCTTGGTGAAGTAAAAGACAGCTCGGTCAAGACTAGACTTATTCCGTTTGAGTTTAAAACCTCTGACACGTATGCGCTAGAGTTTGGCAATCAGTACATGCGCGTTTTCCGTAATGGCCTGCAAGTTTTAGAAGATGACGAAAAGACTGTCACTGCGATTACTCTTGCTGATCCAGGCGTTCTAACAAGCAATGCGCACGGTCTTAGCGATGGTGACGAGGTTTATCTGTACAACGATAGCTCCGCAATGACTGAGCTAAAGGCGCGAAACTATCTCATTGCAAATGCAACGACAAACACGTTTACACTGCAAGATTTGTTTGGCAATGACATAGATACGACTAATTTCACTGCATACGATGCAAACATTAGTGTTGATAAGATCTTTGAGATTACAACGCCGTATGCAACTGCAAACCTAGATGACATCCGCTTTGCTCAATCTGCGGATATTATGTACTTGGTGCATCCAAGCTATCAGGTGCGCACCTTAGCTAGAACAGATCACAATGCTTGGACGTTAACGCCGATCTATCTTGGCGAACCTCAAACAGCTAAAAACATCACAGCGATTACGAAGGCTAACCCTGGTGTTATCACAAGTAGCTCACATGGTTTGTCTAATGACGAAATTGTTTTGATTGAAGATGTCGAGGGAATGACGGAGCTAAACAATAAGTATTACAAGGTTGCGGGGGTGACCTCTAATACGTTTACGCTCAAAGACATTGATGACAACGACATCGACACAACAAACTTTACGACTTACACATCAGGCGGCACGGCAAAAGAAATACAGCCAAGCGTGCCTGCATTGTGGGGCGCAGACAATAATCCGTCTGTCGTTACCTTTTTTGAGCAGCGTTTGGTTTTTGCAGCAACAAGCAACAATCCTCAAACACTTTGGTTTTCTAAAAACTTTGACTATGAGAATTTTAGCGTTGGCAGCGCGGCAGATGATGATGCGCTAATCTATACGATTGCGTCTAGCAAAGTGAACGCTATTCGCTACCTATCTGCTACGCGTATTCTAATCGTAGGCACATCTGGCGGTGAGTATGTGTTGTCAACCACTAACAACGGCCCTGTGACACCGGGGACAACTGTTATTCGTAAGTATTCTAACTATGGCTGCACAAACGATGAGCCTGTCCAAGTGGCAGACTTGACGCTGTTTATTCAGCGTGGCGGACGTAAGGTCAGAGAGTTTCAATACCAAGGCGAAATCAACACTGGTGGGTATGCTGCGCCAGACATTACAATTCTGGCTGAACACTTAACAGAGGGCACAATCACACAGTTTGCGTATCAGCAAGAGCCTGAAAGTATTGTGTGGGCGTTGCGCAACGATGGCACGCTATTGGGTCTTACCTATCGTCGTGAAGAGGACGTTGTTGCTTGGCACAAGCATATCATTGGCGGCACGTTTAATAGCGGTCAGGCTGTTGTGGAAAGTATTATCAGTTTGCCGACAGACAGCGGTGAAGATGAGCTTTACATGATTGTGAAGCGTACAATTAATAGTACCACAAAAAGATACGTTGAAGTTCTAAAGACTTTTGACTTTGGCGAGGGCAGCACTGGCGCATTCTTTGTTGACAGCGGGCTTTCTTACTCTGGCAGCGCAACAAGCACTATATCGGGCTTGCAGCACCTAGAGGGCGAAACAATTACGATCTTGGCAAATGGTGCTACCCACCCCGACAAAGATGTATCTAGCGGCGGGATCACAACTGACTTTGACATTACGTCTGGCGCGATTGGCTTTGGATTTACAAGTAAAATGCAGACGTTGCGCCTAGAGGCTGGGTCTGTAGATGGCACATCTCAGGGTAAGCCCAAGCGTATTCACGCGGTTACTCTGCGGTTGCATGAGACAATCGGTATTGAGGTTGGCACGGATGCATCAAATGTAGACCGTATCTTCTTCCGCGATAGCTCTATGAATATGGACGAAGCTGTGCCATTATTCACAGGAGACAAAGAAATCGAGTTCCCCGGTGGTTTTGATGATGACGCAAAGATATATGCGCAACAAACACAGCCACTACCTATGACAATCTTGGCGATCTATCCTCGCCTCAACACGTTTGACAAATGATTAAGTATGCTCAAGAAATTCTAAATGATGTGAAAGCAGAGGCGTTGCCACTGCTTTTATCTCATTATGAAGAGATTGCGCTGAATAAAGATATTATAGATTTCAACCCAGATTGGGATTTATACCAAAAATATGAAGATCTTGGCATACTAAAAATATTTACGGCAAGAGATGAAGACAGACTTGTTGGATACTTTGTTGTAATAGCAACCCCACATTTGCATTACAAAGATCACATTTTTGCGTATAATGACATTATTTACATCAACCCCCAGTATAGAAAAGGCTTTACTGCTTGGCGTTTGATTAAATACGCAGAGAAAGAAATAAAAGATCAAGGTGCAACAATTATGATTGTAAACTCTAAGCGTCATAAGCCTTTTGACATTTTGTTAGAGCGCTTAGGTTTTTCTCATATAGAAAGCATTTTTTCTAAGAGGTTAGTGTAATGGCGGTTACAGCAGCAGTTGTTGGAGTTGGCGCAAGCGTTGTTGGCGGCATTTCACAAAAGAAAGCAAATGATAAAGCAGCGGTTGCGGCACAAGAAGCAGCAAACTTTAACGCTGATTTGATTGAGCGCGATGTTCTTCTCCTACAGCGTCAAGAGAAAATACTGGATGCCAATGCTGTACTTAGGTCAAAGGTAGATCGGTTTAGGTTTGCGGAGCAGCAAGGCGCAGTTGTCGCCAACTATGCGTTTTCTGGCTTTGACATTGCGCAAGGCACGCCAATGCGCAGGCTGCGTCAGAACGCACGCGAGTTTGAATATGACATGGCGGTTAATAGGTTCAACGACAGCATCACGCGCATGCAGATTGCAGATGCGCAGCAGGATGCGTTCCTGACTGCGCAGCTTACACGTATGGAAGGCGGGGCTTCTGCTGGCGCATTGCGTGCATCTGGTCGAGCAAGCTTGATTAGTGGCATCGGTCAGGCGGCACAAATAGGCTACACAACAAACGTGTTTGGCGGCGGTAGCAGAACTGGCGGCGGCGGAGGTGGTAGATGAGAATACCAGTTTACAGAGCGCAAGCATCATTAACAACAGCCACCCCAGGCCGTTCTATTACTGCGCGTAAAGATCCAAGACCATTCATCCAGCAAGCTCAGCAGCAAGGTGAGGTTATTGGCGCGGCTCTTAGTGAAGTCGGGCAATACGCAAAGATGCGTTATGACAGTGAGCAAGACTTGTTGCTTAGCCAAGGCTTGCTAGAAGCTGAAGAAGGCATTCGCATGTCTGCTGACGATCTGTCCAAAACAAGCAGGCCATCAAATGTTTTCGGCGGTGATAAGCTCTGGGATCAGCAAACAGGTGAGCTACGAGACAGTGTGCTTGATAAGATCGGCAGCGACAGATTTACGCGCAGCAAGTTCTTAGAACGCTTCAATCAGATGGAGCTATCGGCTCGCTTCCAGCTTAAGGGCAAGATTGATGATCGCATTGAAAAAATAGATCAAGCAACAATGGCCCGCCGCCAAGAGCGTATTGTGCAAAAGCTTTCGCAAGTTGGCTTGGGTGACCCAGCAGCAATGATAAAAGAATATCAGTTATCAATTGCGGGCATCTCGGCTGATCTCAATACTGGCGTGGCAAAAGGCAGATACAACGCAGAAGGTGTTAGCAAGGTTAACTTGGCAATGCGCAAGCAAATCGCCAAAAACATTACATCTGCATATGTAGGCTCAGATCCGTTGTTTGCTGGAAATCTGCTAGAGGCTCTGGAAATCCAAGATTTGATTGCAGCTGGGGCAGAGATTACAGATGATATGTTGCCAGAAATCCCCGGCGGTGATTATGTTTTATTTGCTCTTTCAAACATCCCACGCGATGACGCAATTGACATTCTTTCGTCAGCTCTAACGGATGCAAACAAATTTGCAAAGCTTCGGGAAGACGCTGAAAAGCGTAATGAGGCGGCAGTTGCCAGACAGATTACAGCTGTAAAAAATCGGTATGCTTACTTTGAGAACGACAAAACTTATACCATTAACGAGCTTACAGATTTTGTCCCCAATATATTAGACCATATTGAAATCAAAGGGATGATTGGAGAAGACAAAGCGTTTGGCTCTTCTATTCGATCAGCATTAAGAGAGTATCTAACAAAATTTAATGAGCTAACACCAGAAACAGAAAGCTTGTTTGATAAGCTAGATAACGAAGATCCTACATTTGCTATTCATCCAGCGAAAACAGAGCAAACCGTTTATAACTTGTTATTTGGTTATAAGCAGCGCGGTGAATTAACAATTGGTGACGTTAATCGAAACAAAAGATCGTTGACCCAAGAAGATTTTAAATACTTTATGAACTCAATAGATACGACTGAGAATGAAACTTTAGCAGCCGTAAAGCGTTTTGCTAAGTCAAAATTCCAGTATGATGAAACAACTGCTCTTGATCCAGATTTTGGTAAAGCGGCAAAGGCTGCATACTATAATGTTATCGCTGGCCTAGAAGAGGCGGTTATAACAGCAGATACCCCCTATACAAAGTCTGCATTGTTTGAGCTAGCAAAAGAGTTAATTGAAGAAGAAAGCGTAGTCTTTGAGCAAATGATGCGTTCTGACTACATAGGGACAATTGACCAATACAATTCGCTATACGGCGGTGTCGGGTTGGATTTGAGCTATGAAGACCCGCTGGCAGATTTGCAAGAGTGGTTCACAAATGTTGCGGATCAAAACGATCAGAACGCTAATTACGCAAGAATTAGAGGAAACTTAAAACGAGAGTTTTTTGACAAAGGATTTGTGTACTAATGGCTGATCTTGTTCAAATAGATACCGATGAAGAAATGGACAAGTATGCAGAGGCTGAGCTGATTGCATCAAACCCACCGCCCATTTCGCTGCTTAAAAATAAAAAGCTAAGCTTTAACTCAACAACACGCCGCAACGATGTGCTGGCGAGTTTGTCAACTGGCGGCTATGTGAAGATCGGCGAAGAAGACATTTCAAGAGAAGATCAAGTGCGCCAATACTCAAGAGAGCTGCAAGGCATGGACATGCCGTTTGATGTGGCTGATTTTGAGGCCGCAGGATTTACTGCGCAAGAAGTAGAAGCCGCTGGCGTTATGCCTGTCACGCAAGAAAAGAGCGGGCGCACAGAGCCGCTACGTGAGGGTGAGCAGCTGCGCATGTTGCGTGAGGGCGGCGATGCTGCCATTGCTGCGCCGTCAAGAATGTTTATGCGTGACGATTGGAACAGAGGCACAGTAGATGTGCTGTCAGCAATTGGCGTTCCCGCGCAACAAGCAAATCAAATTGCTGACCTTGTTATGGGGCAAGTTGACACAAGCGGCGGGACAGGCATTTTTGATAGTGGCGTTGGCATTATAGACTTCACGCCAGTTGGTTTGGCGTTTGGCATTGAAGAGATTGGCGATCAGTTAAATCGCAGCATTCAAGCGGATGATAAGATTGGTATTGGCACAGGTATGTTGTTTATGGCGCTTTCAGCTGCTGAGGCATATCCGTTGACCAAAGCGGGGGCCAAAGCTGTTAAGGCTCAAATACCAGCCATACGTCAGGCAATTGCTGATCTAGGTCAGAGCGCAGAAGAGCGCATTGCACAAGAAGGCACAACGTTGTTTAGCAACCCAGTAGGGCCAGCGGTGGATCGCGGGCTGGCTGCGGCTGGTAGGTTTTTAGATGCACCAAGGGCAAGAAGCGTTGATGAATTTGCAGAGCTTGCGGCTAGTGGTAAACTGCGTCAAGCGCGTACAACACAACAAGACATTTCTGATATTACAGAAAAGAAAATGCCTGCTACAGTAATAGAATTGCAAGGAGCAGATGACGAATTGTCAATTGCTTATGAAAGTGGAGAAATTACTGATCAGCTTACGCAAGCAGGGCTGTTTGTTGATGACGATCAGATGGGAACCATTTACGTTGGCACCACGCAAGAAAACCTAGACGCAATAAAATCGGCTGAAAACCCAGCAGAAATTGGCAAGCTATCAGGATATTCAGACGCTGATATAGCTGCATTTTATTTGAAACGAAGAGGTGGCGATAAAAAAG